ACATTAACGGGCTGATCGATGTACTGGAAAATACCGCAACCAAATTCGGGGCGCAGGCTATCGCTGCCTTTGTAGGTGCGTAACAGGATATCGAGGCACTGACGGATATCGGCCAACCCTTCAGCAATATCACCAAAGCCCGCAGTACTGATCTGCCAGTTAGTTGATTTTATATCGCTGATTGCTGTTGACATTGTTTTGATTTGGTTATGGTGTTGGTGTACCGCTTACGCCGCCACCTGTTGTAACACCTGTATGCTTATGTGTGGTAAGTGGTATTAAGCCTGATGTGATTTCACCGGTAGCTGTAATACTGCCTGCTACAGTCATATTTCCACTTCCACCGCCACTGGTTACACCGCTAAAGCCACCCGCTTCTACTATACCCACAACCGTAAGGTTTCCACTTACGTTGGTTGCTGCTGCCGTTATCTCCACCAGCGGAGCAATCACCTTTACTTTTGTTGCACTTTGTACTGTTACATCGCCGGTTATATTTACCTTAAATTGATTGCCGCCTGTGATGGATAAAATTCGCGTACTGCGTTTATATTCTATGTGCAATCCCTGTTCAAAGTTTATTCCTATAATGTCAGCATCGCCCAGATCGCCGGGCAATTCATTCTTACTGTAGATGGCGCCACCGATAACACCGTATTCCAGGTTATCATCCATCAGGCACCATACATGCTCGTTAACATCAAATGGAATGGAAAATTTATCCTTTAATGTTTTAGGTACACTGATGGGTAGCCAGTTGCTTACAATGCCATCTGCATCGGGGAACTGCACACGGGCCTTTCCATTTTCCGGATCTGTTTCGCTAATGATGCCAAAGTGTAACATGATTAAGGTTTATATAATGATTCAGCCACTGTGCCCACTTGTTTTATCTCTGCACTGGTTATATAGCCATCGCTGCGGCTATAAGTGTGTTCTGATTTCAACACATGATATACGCCACTGAGCTTGCCAATATGCACCAGTTGAAAATTAACACCGCTTACCAATAAAGGATTACCAGGCACATTAATGCTGCCTTCTTTTTGAAAGCTGTTTGCCTTATACAATTTTGTTTGGCCTATCCGTTGCGCCTGCTGTTTATTCTCAGCTTTGGTGCGAATCTTTAAAGTATCCTGAACCGAAACAACAGCAGGTAAATCATAATCCCCAAATGGCGTGGGTGATTTACCTTCCTGGATGAGTATTTGCGGCGGCTGTACTTTTTTTACAACTTTTACAACATCCTTATACGTGGTTTCGTATTGCACCAATTGCTTATCATCAGGATTGTGAAATTGCACGTTTGCAGCATTGAATGTCTGGCTGCTTTTGTCTTTAATATCGCAACTGATGAGCGATGCTTTATTGATCGTGAGAATGCTTTGCCCTTTCTCCAGTGTAGTAATATCAGTAAACACCATCACCGTACCTTTTACTGAAAAGATGAGGCCATAAGTATTGGCCAACGATTGCAAAAAATGCATATCGCCTTTATGGTTTTGTGTAACACGTGCAATGGGTATATCGGGTATATTGCCCTGTATGGTAAAGCCATGTTTCTCTGCAACGCTGCGAGCAATTTCCAGCAGTGTTTTATTTTCATGCGCCGTAAATTTCTTTGTGCGCACCGCTTTTGTAAATGCAGCGGATATTCCTTTTATGCTGATGGTATCGCCACTGCTGCGGCTGATGTTAAAAGAAGGTTCGTCAATACTAAATGTGCCGCACTGCAGTGTTATACCTGCCTGTTCAATTTCTGCCGTTAGCGTCGCACCTTTTTCAGGATACCATTCGTTTTTCCAAAGCCCGTCTGCATCTTCCAGGTTCAATTGAAATTCATCTGCTTCGCCTTCTACCTTATCGCTGTAACTCAACGACAATAAATGCGCACTGATATCGGCAGTGATATTTTTATTATTGTAAAGAATTTTATATGTGGCGGGGGAGAGATTCAAGAAAATTAAGAATTAAAAATTAAGAATTAAAAATTTGGGACCGGGCTTAAGGATTGCTATTAAGCTTTTGTTGCGTCGCACTCTTGTACGGTATAACATTATTTTTTCCATGGTGGCAGCAGCTCTGTGTTTGTTTTTGGTGAATTGCTTTCAAGCACTGGAATATTCAGGATGATGCCACCCGCTAATTTATCTGCAATGGGTATGGTGGGGTTTGCTTCTATAATACGTTTCATTGCCGGTTCGTTAATGCCATTTTCGTTTATGCTGGTTACGCCATAAGCAGCATAAGCGATCTGATCCCACCGCTGATTCTCTCTTGTTATGTATTCGAAATTGTTCATGCGCGGCGAATGATGACTTTATAATTTAAAATGCTGTTGGCTGTATTGAAACCCTGCAGTGCTGCCTGTAAAAAAAGGTTACTGCTTTGCAGTGAACCCAAACCGGGCACCGGAAATGTAAAGCTGTTGGTTGCATCGCTTAAATTTTGCAATGCCTGTTCCACACTATTGGTATCTTCAAAAACACTTGCCAGCACATTGATCTTGCCCTGGTAGTTTTCTATGCTATCTTGCGTGTTGGCAATACTCTTTTGAATTTTTGTTGCAAGTTGCTCAGCCTTCGATGGATTGTTTGCGTAATCCCTTACCGCCTGGTCGATCTCTTTACATTCGCTGTTCATTACACTGGCATCCTGTGTGGCTGTTTGTGCAACGGTGGCAGGTTGGGTTAAGCCGGTGAGCACGGGTTTTTTATCGCCTACTGCAAAGGCATTTTTACGGGCTGCATTTTGTTGCTGCTGTAACTTATCGGTGGTAGAGTATTCGCGGATGGTGAGCGATATAGTAGCATCTATCAGCAGGCCATCGGCAAAAGCAGTGTTATGTGTTTCGCCCATGCTGGTAATAATGTAATCGCCCATGTAACGGCCACTGCCCAACACCAATGGCAATACCTCGAAAGTATCTTTACTTGTTTTTAAAGCGAGAATTGAATCTTCTACATTAACAAACTCCGCACGCAGGTGCAGGCTGATTGTAATTTCTTCCAGCTCGTTGGCAACAGGCTGCAGGCGGGGCTTGCCGCTGATAAGATCGTGCTGGGCATAGGTAGTATCATCGGTTTTAGAAAATGAATCGAAACCGTTTTGATTGGTAAAAATAATATTGCCGAGCTGCGCATACATAGTTGAAGCCCCTCCGCCCCTAAAGGGGGACTGATTTTTTTAATGATTAAAAACTAACCCTTTTTTTTCTTGCCTCTTCTTCCTTCATAACCCTTATAACTTTTTTATTAAAAGCATCGGTGAGCATATCTGCATCTGCCTGGGTAGCTCCACCGTTCAATGTAAACTGGAAATTAAAACTACTGCCGCCACTGTTGTAAGCAACTGGGGTAGCCCTGTTTAAACCACCGGTACCAGCTATTGCACCGGTTACATTTTTCATAGCATTGATGGCGGGCTGGGCCTTAATAGTAGCTGCTATGGTTTCAACGATCTTAACTTTATGCAAGTCGCGCAGCGCACCTTCTTTCGCCGGACTGAATGGCAGGTAAGCACGGATCTTAGTTGCCATTTCTTTAATGGCTTCAATGGGTTTATCGATCATTGATTTTATACCATTCCAGATGTTTACTATAATGTTGGTACCGGCATCGAAGAATTTATTTCCCAGGTTCATGATCCAATCCCATGCGCTACTGAAGATGTTTTTAATTTTATCCCACATGTTGGTAAACCAATCGGTAATAGGAGCCCAATACTTAATGATCAACCCGGCTGGGGTATAGTTGAGAAAGATGTTTTTAATCCATTCCCATGTTGCAACAAACAGGTGTTTTACTTTTTCCCAAAGGCCGGTAAAGAAGGCGGTTATTTTGGACCAGTTATTTATTACCAAACCAACAGGCGTGTAATGCAGGAAAATATTTTTTATGAATTCCCATGCTGCATTGAAAACAGATTTAACATGATTCCATACAGCAGAGAAAAATGTTTTGATTGGTTCCCAATATGTGTAGATCAAAATAGCTGCAGCAACGATACCCATAATGATCAATACAATTGGATTGGTTGCGAGAATTGCAGAAACGATTTTTGAAACGGTACCCACTACCAACAATGCTGCACCTACCGCTGCAATAGTTGTAATGAGTTTACTATTTGCATCTACCCAATTTATAACCATTGGTATGAACGTAGTAAGCCAGGCTGCAAACTGTTGAACATACGGCATGAGCTTTTTACCGATTTCTTCGGTTACTTCGCTCCAAGCTGTTTGCATAACCTGTACAGGATCGGCAGTTGCTTTTGCTACACCGCCTACTTGTTTTTCAACAGCAGCCAGTACGATCTTTTGGGCCTCTAGTGTCTTGTTGCTTTCAACAAGAATCTTTATTTTTTTCTTTTCGGCATCGCTGAATGTGATACCACTGCGGCGCAATGCATTGATGCCATTAACAGGATCCTGCAAGGCTTTACCAAGTTGCACAGCGTTTTGATCTGCTTCGCCAAAGCCTGCTGATGCCATATCGAATGCAGCTTGTGTGGCCCGGTCGAAAATACCAGCCATCCGGGCCGTTGAATCGCTCACTTTATTAAAGGTTGCAATCTTTGCCTGCGTTGCCATGATCACCTCATCTTCTACACCGATCTGCAACTCTAATTTACTGGCATACTCTTCTGCCTGTTTTGCTGCAACACCGGTGGCATCGCCCATACTGCGAAATACTTGTTCCAGCCTGCGGTTGGCTTCAAGGTTTTCCCTTGCCGCCTGTAATGAATTGCCTGCAATGCCGGTTATTGCGCCGCCAACAATAGCAGCAGTAGAACCAAAACTGTTTAATGCCTGTATGCGTTTCGATGCTTTGGAAACAGATTTATCTATTACGCTGAAAGCTTTATCTACAGCGGTTAAGATCAATGCTATTTTCAAAGTTTTATCCATTGGTATTATTCAGTTTGTTGTGAATTTTTACAGCTTCATTGTGCCAGGTAAAAACTTCTTTTGAAGTCCATTCTTTTAGAACCTTTCGAGGATCTTGCCCGTAGTATTGCGCCGTGAAAGCAATATCTTCACGGCTGATTAAAAATTTAGGCGGGCAACTGCTGTTTTAATTTTTGTCCAATCCTTTGCCTTCATAAATTTTACATCTTCGAACACGATCTTTTTATCATCGATGGTAGTGGCTGCGGCTGCAATGGCCATCAATGTACCATCGCCATTTTTTTCGTTTTTAACCACCTTGCCGGTATCTTCCATTTCCCACGCTGCCAGTTCGCGGATGATTGCTTTACGGCCTTTAGAAAGTATTACCCGCTTTACTTCTTTATCGTTATCGTAGGTTTTACTTTCTATGCCGAGCAATTCATCTTCTTCGTTTAAATAACAAAAGCCGTCTGATGTCGGCTTTGGAAAAACTTGATCTTGTTCCATAATTGTTTTGGTATTTGTTAAAATATTATCCGAACGTTCAAGTGTGCGACGCAAGAGCCGATGCTATGGAAGGCCATAGCACGGCCCCAAAATCTTTACGCGCCGATATTGTTACGGTAATCAGCAAGCTGATCTACACCGTTTATTTTAAAGATGTTTGCACTGGCATCAAATTCCACAATCTCTATACCGTCGATCTCCATTTTTACATGTGTGCAGCTTAAGTTGCTTTCGATCTCCACATTATCGTTGGGCTTAAAGTTGCCCATTGGCATGCCTTTACTTTGCACGGTTGCATAAATAACTACGGGTACCTGTGCCACACGGTCGCCACCTTCCCATGTTTCGAGGGATGCACGAACCTGCAGGCGTATTGCTTTGTACGGGTTGTTGAACTTAGCCATTACATTGGCATAAATGGCATTCCATTTTATGCGCATTTCCATTTTATCGAACCCGGATGGAAATTCTGTTTTACCTACCATGCCGAGGGCTTTATGCTCGGCCATTACCTGCATGAGTTTGGGTGCCTCAACTTCTTCAGCAGTGCCCAGCAAACTAAGATCATCAGCATATACATTTGCGTTTATTACCCGGTTTATTTGTAAGGCCATTGTGTGAGGAATTAGCCCCCATCCCCTAAAGGGGGGATGAAGAAATTATTAATTATGTTAAGCTGCTTAAAAGTGTGATATCGATAAAGCTGTTGAACGTGATGCGCTCACCAGGAACAGGGACCATGAAAACAATATCGAAGGTTAATTGTCCCGCTGCAATTTGTACCGGTGTATTCTTTGCCTTATCGAATTCTATACGGCTACCGGTGATTAATGCACCCCGCTGAATTAACGTGCGGATAAACGCATTACCCGTTTCGCGGATGGTATCGATGAGCGCCTGGTTAATGGGCAGATCAATAAACTGCAAAGCTGCATTTTCAAGGCTTTCGTGTACCACATCTGCAGTGCGTTGAACTGCTATAAAATTATCCGGCGTGGTAACCGTTGGATAAGCCGCTGAGCGGTTGCCCCAGGTGCGGATACCTGTACCGAATGTGTTAAAAATAGTGGTGATGCCCGCAGCATTTAACTGGTTGGCATCTGTATTGGCATCGTTGGCGCCTGCACTGATATTAAGCTCTGCACCTACGATACCGGCAATTTCTTTATTGCTGGGGCTGTACCAGTAACCTTTTGCTGCATCAGTTGCGGCGATTACCCCGGCCATGAACTGGCTGTATGGATAATTGACATTTGAATCGGTTGCGATATCGTACTGTTTAAGGTAAGGGTACAGCAACATTGCCCGTTTGCTGGAAGTATTGAAATTGATGGTACCACTTACACCACGGCCGGCGATAGCACCTGCCACCGTTGTTGCTGCCGGAGCATCTAACAAAGTGATGGAGCGGAACGCATCTGCCTTGCTGATCAATTCGGTTGCCACTGCATTAACGCTGCTGTAACCGGGTGCAATAAGAATTTTTGGATTGTAACCAAAAGTATTTTTAGCAAGCTCCCAGCATTGAATGCCGGTGCGTACGCCACTGGTGTTGGCACCGATAATTACAGCGCTGGTAATGCCTGCGGGTTTTAATTTTTTGTAAGTGAACTTTAAAATTGTTGCATTCGACTGATCTGCATTGGTGCTGATAACGGTGTAATTACCGTACACATCTAATGTGTAATCGGTATCTTTTACCAGGGTAGTATCGGTAGTACCATCTGCTTTTTTTATGGTTACTGCACTGGTGGGCGCATAAGCCAGTTTTAGTTTACCAGCCGTAACGGTTTGCGCTTCGTTGGTAATCTGATCGTACATGGAAGAGCTTGCAGGATCGAAAACATTTATTACCAGTACAGATGCGGCGCCTTGTTTAAAAATTGCTGCCAAAGCCTGTGGAATACTGAAGCCGGTTAACGGGCTACCGAACTGTGCAGCATCGGCAGGATTGTTAACAGCGGTTAATGTATTGAGCGGGCCAATGGGTGCGATACCTACCAGGCCGATAACACCGGATTTTATTACCGTAACGGGAACAGGACCTGTAGTATTTACGATTGTTTCAACCCCGTGTAAGTATGCCATGATAAAGAATTTGTAGTTTAATAAGAAATGTTGTTGATACTTTTATCATCGAAAATGGTTTGTACAAGATTTGCAGATGTGGTGGTATCATCATCGCCATCTACATTGGCCTGTACCGCTTTTTTATTGCAGGTGAATGTTACGTTGTAACTCCACATAGCCGTTTCACTATCGCGGCTTTCGAATTCAATGGATTTCAAAACGAGCCTGCTGCTGTTTGCGGGCTGAAAACCAAGTAACGCACCTTTAATGAGCCTGATAACATTGTGTATACCGTTGGTGCTGCGCAGGTTTGTTGCCATTACGTTGCAAACGAAATTCATGTTATCATCCTGGTTAAGATAATTGAGCGAATTGGAGTTTTGAAAATCGCTGCCATTGTAAGCAACGATCACCAATGCTTTATTAGCACTCTGCGCTGCATCCTGTGCCGTTTTACGATCTTTTTCATTCTCGAAAAGAACAGTAACCAATGCTACTGCTGATAGTGGTGCAGTAAGTTTGGTGGCTATTTCGTTTTCAATATCGTAGTAGTTGAACGGCAATTGATTTATGATTTAGTGCATGAGATTTGTCGCTGCGATTGAAATGACGGGGCCATTTAAAAGAACTATGTTTTAACCTGCAGGCGGGCTTCGTAGGTTTTACCATCCCACCTGCGGCTTACTGATAAAAT